GATCCGGCGTTCGAGGTATCGAACTTCACGGTCTGGCCAGCAGTGAGCGAGGCCGTCGCCGTGAATTGCACGATCACGTTCGAGGCCGGCGGACCGACCACGGCGGCGTTTGGATTGAGCGTCGCACTGAGATCGGTGTTTGCGGAAATGGCGATGGGCGCGGAGACAAAGCAGACTTGCGTAGGGCCAGGATTCCCGCGTGGCCCAAGGTTCGTCGGCACGCCGCAGACCGTGAAGAGGTACGTGTTCGAAGCTAAGCTCATCGAAAAGTAGCCCGATGCGCTCAAAGCCAGCGGCGTCGTGCCGTTGCCGGTGCCGGTGTAGGCGGAAATGGTTCCATTCGCGTAGGGGTTGCCGTTCGGATCGCGAATGGTGCCGGTGACGGTGTTTTGGGCGAAGGCGGCGCACGCGAAAATGGCGAGAGTTGCGAAAACGAGCAGCGAGCGTTTCATTTCTTTACCTCGGGCGGAAGTGGATTGGCTTTCTGGTCGAACCATCCCGAGCCTTTTTCGGGCGCGGGCCTGTCGTCAAACTCGGGTAAGTGGATATGGGGCATGCGTACGATCACTTGCCCCTCTTTGCGCGCCAGGGCTTCGGTCAGGCGGTCGATGCGCTCCTGGTGCTCGCGCAACTCGCGCGTCTTCTGCTCGATGGTGTCGCGCAGGAACTTTTCTTCGGACTTGGAGATGAAGCGCAAAATCAGCCGCCAAAATTCGCGCCCGTGTCGTCACTCGAGGGGCCGGTGAAGGGAGCGCCCGCGCCGATGTGCATTCCGTGGCGTTTTCCGCCCTGGGCGAAGGCGTTTGGTTTTGTGAAGCCCTTGCCGCCGAACGTCTTCTTATTCGGCAACTGATCTTTGAGGCGATTCCCGCCGCGCGCCGTTTTCATCAGGGCTCTGCGGAAGCCGGAAGAAGAATGCGGGTTGCCCGCTGGAGCGGAAGAGAGCACTTCCTGGCCGCCTTTCGCGTTCGGATTCTGTTCCGCTCCGAACCCGGCGCGTTGCGAGGTGTTCATGTCCGGGCCGGTGAAAGGTTCCGAGCCACGTCCGCGTGCATCTGCGTTGAAACGGTTGCTGCCTTGGAAGCCCATGATCAGTTCACTCCTACCAGCCGGGAAGTTTGCGGAGCTAAGGTCGATTTCTCCCAGCAGGACTCACAAAAGGATTTGGCGATCTGCTTGACCACTTTCGGGTGAGCGACGATGATGCAGTCCAATTTCTTGCCGCACCCATCGCAGCGAAAATCGAGCACCAGAGCGGCGGACAGCGGTTTGATTTTCGCTTGGCTCATTGCCGGTTCAACAGATACAACACGTCGCCCGGATCGGTCTGCCTCACGGCTCCGAAACTCTCCACGAAGCGCTGCATCGCGAGGTTCGATCCTCGGACAAGGAAAATCGCGGAGCTGAGAACGTGTTGCGCGCTCCAAGCTTGAGCGATAGCGTAGTTGGCGAGGGATTCGGCTCGCATCCGTCGCTGGGCATCGACTCCGCACTCGAGTTCATGGACGAACGCGCCCGGACGGTAGACAAGAACTCCCGTTGGAGCTCCAAGCTTTCCGGTAACGACGATCTGGTCATGGAGGAGACTGGTGATCCCTCGTCCGCGAAAGATTTCGTCGAGCCCTTTGGCGTCGCCGCAACGGTAGGATCGGGCCAGCATCAGTCGTTCGAGTTCGGGCAGACGGCCTTCAACTGCTCATGCTCTTGCTGTGCCCGCTGGCAGGCCGCGCAGCCGTGAAGAACGACAGTTTCCAGTTTGTTGCAATCCATGCAGCGGCATTGAGCGATGATCGCGCCGCAGGAGCATCTCGTGATGAAGTGGCTCATAAGAATTTTCTTAGGTGTTCGCCGAGATCGGCGGCGAGCCGTACTTGCCCGTGCTTCCCTGGCTGGCTCTCGCGCCCATCGCCGCGCGCTTGAATCGTCCTGCGATTAGACGATAGCTTCGCCCGGAAGTGTTCCCCGCGGTTGGTTTCGGATTGGCATGTGGCCCAGAAGGCAGGCCTTGCTGGCCACTCTTGCCGAACTGGTGAGCCGCGGGGAATCTCTCTGCGCCTTGCGCCGATCCGCCGTGACCCGGAATCCGCGTCTGCGCCGTCTCGTGGGTAACTTGCCGTCCGCGCGTGGCCGGATTGCCGCTGCCCGATCGTCCGCCGCCCATCGAAGCGCGCTGGGCTACGATATCGCGACCGTTGTGCCCCACTCCGCCGCGAATCGCGGGCGGAACCCTGCGATCGCCGGGACGCGGAGATCCGCCCTTATTTGAGTCGGTCAGATTGTGGCGGGTGTCGTTGCCGGGAGAGATCATACTGCCTGCGGGTGCGGTCATCGCCGCCCATCGTGGACTGCTCATGGTTGGCTCCTAAGTTGTCGCCGAAACTGGGCCGCCGCCGAAACGCTGTGGCGTCACGGGCGCACCGCCGCCGGGCATTCGCGGACGAAACGGTTGATTGACCACTGGCGCAGGGCCAGGGCGTCCGCCAGGCATTCCGGGACGGAAGGGAACTGCCCGCGCTGGACCGACGGGCGCTGGGTGCTGCATCGGCTGTCCGTTCATACGTTCATCCCCACTGGCCCCATCCCGAAACCTTGAGGCGCAGTCTGCTGACTTGGCTGCGGACCTTGCTGCTGTTGCTGCTGCCCGGCCTGCGCCTGCTGGCGCGCCGCGATCATCTTCTGGATAATGGAGAACCAGTTCATGTCGTCTCCGTCACCGGGCCGCCGCCAAACTGCTGCGCGCGTTCCGGCGCTCCTGGCCGCTTGAAAGTGAAGTCATGCAGTTTCTTCAGGCTCATCTTCGGGTCGGTGGATCGTGGGTGTCCGGCTTGCTTCCGCTGGAACGCTGCCCGCATGAACCGCTGCTGATCGCCAGAGACGCTAGGCATTCGGGTTTCTCCGCCAGAGCTTCCACCAGCGCCGCGATCCACGAGCAGCCACACTCTTTTTGTATTCCTGCATCGCCGCGATCTGTTCGGCGAAGGTCGGGCGCCACAGCCCGAGCGCTATGTTCGTTGGCGGGATCTTCACGTTTCGCAACTGCCATTTGATGCGGAGCAGGCGAATCGTGAGCCACAATCGTTTTAGGCTTTGGGAAACCATTCATTCTCACTGCCTTCTTTGCCGAACTTTTTGTCGAAGCGGCCCAACGATCGCTGCGCCTTCTCTTCAAAGGTCGAGGGCCGCATACTGGTCGGCGCTCGCTTCACCCGTTCCGCCGCGTTCGGGCGGCTCATGGCGAGATAGCGCGCGCAATCGAGGTTGTGATCTTCGCCGATGTAGTTCACCTTGCCAGTTTCAACGTCCACCTCGCGCTGCAACTCACTCATTTGCTTCCAGAGGTTCGGGCATTTTCGCTTCGAGATGAAGAGCCGCGGCGAGCCGAGCTGCCCGGTAAAGGGATGTGTGCGGTTCGGATCGATCTTCAGGAAAGTCTTCAGGAGATCGAGGCCGATGGCGATGTTCGCGCGGTAGGCTTGCGCGGTGTGTAACCCGGCGCGGGAGAACGCGTCCTGAATGGAGAAGAGATTCGACTGGTTGATGTTCGAGACAGGCAGGTCCATCAAGGTGTAGTCCTGATGGCCGTGCGCGGCGAGCATGGCGGTGATCGAGGCGGAGTGTTCGACGACGGTGCGGTTGCGCTCGTGGTACTCGTCGAAGAAGAACAGGTTCTCGTCGGCATCGATGGCGCACTGCTCCGCGCCGGTCATGCCGGAATCCGCCCAATCGACGGCGGAGATTAAGCGATGCTCGCTCGGAATAAATCGCGGGACGAAGTTATCGAGGTTGTGGATCTCCGTCTTCAGTTCGGGGAAGACGATGCCCTCGAAGACGTTCCAACTGCCGTCGAGCCAGGCGGCGCGGAGAGATTCATCGGTGATCGACGCGAGTTTGCGCCCGTACTCGGACGCGAGGAAGTAGGCTTTGCGGGCCTCTTCCTTCCAGGAGTAGAAGTCGCGTTCTGTGAGCCCGTCGGCGATCAACTGCTTGCGGCAGTGCTCGACGTTATCCCAGCCCACGGCTTCGACGAAGCAGTGATCAGCGGGATCTTCGTTCACTTCATACTCACGGTCCACGAAGATGCGCTTCAGGTAGTAATGCGACCGCCCGCCGGGCATGAAGGACATGAGCATGATGGGATTGATCGGCGAAGATCCCGGCCAGCGATTCGAGCCTTTCATCTTTTCAAGTTCGCGCTGCGTAAAGAGTTCCGCCTCTTCCGGGCCGATGTCCGCGTACTCGACGCCGAAGAGCTTGTCGACGTCCGCCTCATGCTCCGCGTAGCGGAAAAGCAGCCGCGATCCGTTCGGCAGCACCAGCGCTTTATCTTGAGCCACCCACCAGTCGCGAATGAACGGCCACTCGCGAAACATCGGGGTCAGGTGGTTGTCGAGCAGCTCTTGCCGCGTCCGGCGAAGCAGGATTCCATCAGTGCCGGGATACTTGAGTCGTCGCAGCAGAAAAATGCGCCGCATCCCGCCAGATTTGCCGCCCCCTCGCCGACCGCCATAACCGAACGTCGTGTGCTTCGAGTTCTCGATGAGGTCATAGAGGAGATCCTGTTTCGGCTGCAGGCCGATGTCGATGTCGAGCTCACGCTCCAACCCGGCGGATGTTGACATTGATCTTCAGTGGACCCTTTTGTCCGACTTCCACGGGCTGCACGGCTTTACCCGTGGCCTGGTTCTGGATCTCGCGCTCGACCTGGAAGCGCAGTGATTCGTCGGAGGCATCGCGCAATTTCTCCCAACGCTCCCTGGTTTTCTTGTCCTGGTAGAGATCGATGGCGAGTTGCTTGGCGAGAACCGGAAGGACGACTTTCTCTTTCGCCGGACGTCCGACTTTCTTGCCGTTGGCCGCTGCCTGGGCGCGAGTGTCGCCGCCTTTGCCGGACGTCTTCATAGGACGCGCTGGAACGCATGGCGGGTCACCGCTTGACAATGTGCGCAGCGCAACGCCGGCCGCACTGAGGAATCCCACGGCCTACCCTCGCCCCACTTGCGCGGCGTCCAGCACTCGACGCAGTTCCACATCTGGGCG